TCATTACAATTAATCCTCAAGTCCCATACGGACTATACGGTGACAAGCTGTATTGCAATGCAAGTTCTGCGATATACGCTGATTACATCTATAACGCTCCAGAATCCACATGGCCTGTATACTTTTCTAAGATGATTGAGTACGCACTCGCTATGGACTTTGCACCCTCTATTCGTGACAGCGCGGCTTCTATGGAAAACAATGCTAGGCAGTATCTTAATGCTTCTCGCATGGCAAGATTTACAGATTCCCAACAATATCCTGTAGTGCCTATAACTGATCGTCCCTTTATTAACGTAAGGCGCTAGTTATGCCAAAGTCTAAGTTCATGCAAAGTTCGTTTGTAAGCGGAGAGCTATCGCCCCTACTTAAAGGTCGTGTAGACCTAGATCAATACTATCAGGGTATGGAGACTGCCGAGAACGTCTTAATCGTCCCACAAGGCGGTTTAAAGCGTAGAGCAGGGACTCAGCATGTAGATACCGCAGAAAACATTTTAGTTCCTTTTATTTTTAGTGGGTTAGGGCAATTATTTACCTTTACTGTTACTGCTGGCTTGCCTCTTGTTGGTAGCACTTATACAAATAATTCTTCTACGTTTACAGTTACCTCTTATACTGGATCAGGTCTGCCATATACTGTTTACGCAGAAAGAACGGTTGGAACTAATGATCCTACTGCTAGTGGCACTCTTGTCAAAACAGTTAGCACTCCTAATCTCACCTACACTTCATTTCAGACATTTACTGCAAGCATGCCAGAAGGTGGTACTGTAGCTAATATTAATGATTTTAATCGTGCGACTGTTGCGACTACTACAACTGTAGGTGGAATTGGGATTAAAGGAACAACAGGAAATCCAAATTATGTTGTAGCTTTATATAATGTTCTGGGAACAACTGATAGAGGTCAGTTTATAGATGTTAAAGACATAAAACTAACTGGCACTGGCTCTGGTCAATTTAAAATACAGATATCTGGTGACGGTGTTTCTTGGACAACTAAAGAGACTCTTACTGTTACAGAAGTAGAGCAATCCTATCGTATTCGTCTGTCTGATACGTTTATTGGTCAATATTATAGAATAGTTAGAACTGAAGATACTGGCGATTTAGGCGCAGTACAAATACAGCTTAGTGAGTTTAATGTTTTTTACTCAACAGATGATGCTTCTGACGTTAAGACATTTGACTTTAGCATTGAGACAGACAGACATTACTTATGTGTTGTTACTGGAGGCGCTGATACGTCACCCTCTTTTGGTAATATGTCTATCTACAGAGTAACAGACCAAACGTTTAACTTTGTTCCTGTAGCTTATCTGCCATTGCCTTTTAAATCTTCTGAGGTAGCCGCAGTACGCGATGTGCAGACTGAAAACGTCATGCTAATGTTCCATGAAGATCATGCGTCTAAAAGAATTATAAACACAAGTGGTAATGTGTTTGCTATTGATGACATTCCGTTTCTTAATGTTCCTCAATATGATTATGATGATTCACAAAGCCCTACACCTACAGATTATATAACCACAATGACACTAGGTCATTTTGAAGTTGGTGATAGATTTCAAATAGATGTAGAGGGCGTGTTAAGTAAAAACATTACATTAACTGGTAGTGCTTCATCTTCAGCGGCTAACATACAACGCAACTTGCAAGAAATGCCTATTTTTGGTGATACAGGTGTTGCTGTTACAGGTGGAAATTCTGTATTTGTTATTACTGTGTCTGGCGAATCTGCAAACTCTTTTGAGTTGTGGTCAGGGTTTGCAACTTCAGATAGTGGTGGTACTGCAAATGAAGTAGCTTTTGTTTTAAGTCAACAAGGATCACCTCGTAAAGAAGATGTATGGTCTACGACCAGAGGATTTCCTAAGACTGCCGCATTCCATGAAGGGCGGTTATGGTTTGGTGGTACCAAGTCTAAACTGCAAAGTTTGTTTGCTTCTAGGTCTAGCTCGTTTTTTGATTTCTATACTGAAGAGGGCGATGCTGACGAGGGTATATTTACAACCATATCGTCAAGACAGCTTACAGAAATTATTGATATTAACCCTGATCGCGGCTTGCAAGTCTTTACTGCTGGTGCGGAGTTTGTAGTCAATGGCTCTACTCCTGCTGACATTTCTATTCAAGCGCAAACACAGCATGGCGCGGCTACTTTAGAAGTTAAATCAGTAGATGGCGCTACATTATTTGTTGACCAAAATGGTAGGACATTACGATCATACTTGTACAACTTTAATGAAGATGCTTATAACAGTACGGACATATCTGTATTGTCTTCACAACTTATAGATAACCCAGCAGACTTAGGTATTTTAACAGGGTCATTATCAGAAGATGCTAACTGGGTATTTATTGTTAATCAAGATGGTACTTCAGCAATTCTTAATACGCTTAGATCACAAGACATTAATGGCTTTACTAAATGGATTAATGGAGACACTAGCACTGTATACCCTCTTAAAACTGTATCGGTGTCTGTTGTTAATAATGATTTGTTTTTGGTCAACAAAAGAACTACTGATACTACTACTACCTATACAGTAGAAAAGTGGGATTTTGATTACTTAATGGATTCTTCTGTTAAACTTTTAAGCAGTACTAGCATTGTTGGGAACAATTTATATTTGGCTTCAAACCATTTAAACGGAGAAACAGTTAGTGTGGTGGCAAGAGGAACGACACTTCCAAAGCGTGTAGTTCAAACAGGATACATTGTTTTAACTGATGCTGAGAAATCATTTATCCTTGAGCAAGACCCTGCTACTGGTGTTATTGACGTAGAGGTAGGGTATAACTTTATACCTAAGATTAAGAGTATGCCTTTAAATACTGCGGCTCCTGCTGGTCAGAACCAGATGCGGCAAAAGAAGATTACTCGTATTAACCTAAGAGTTTACAAGAGTTCTGGCGTGTACATTGATGACAATCCTGTTTCTATTAGACAGTTTGGAGGAACGGCTGACTCTCCACTAAACGAAAACTTGCCTGAACAGACAGGTGTTATACAAGGTGAGAACAGTGGCAATGGTTGGAATATTGAAGTACAGCCTATAATTACTGTACCTGAACCTACGCCATTCCATATACAAGCTATTGAATACGAGGTAGAGTCTTCTTGAATGAAGTAACAACACAAGACGACATAGTAAAGCTACAGACTTTAATGCTAAAAGGCGATACACTAGAGCTAGAGGTAAAGCATCATTTTAGTGAAGGATTGTATGCAAGAGAGTTGTTTATTCCTGCTGGTGTTTGTTTAGTAGGAGCGTTACACAAGACTACACACTTGTACACAGTAGTAAAAGGCAGATGTAAGGTGTCTAGCCAGTTTGGTAATTTGAATATTGAAGCACCTTTTATGGGAGAGACAATTCCCGGAACTAAGCGTGTTATATACGCTGAAACAGATTGTGTTTGGATAGGGTTTCATCCTACTAATCTAACAGATGTAGACGAAATTGGACGGCAAATTTTAGAAGCCGAGGAGATTTAAAATGTGGGTAGTAGTAGCGGCAATGGCGGCAAGCACAGCAGTAAGTGCTTATGGACAGGTGCAATCTGGCAAAGCTCAACAAAGTGAATTTGAGCGTCAAGCCGAAGAAGAAAAGATTGCGGCTGAAGGTCGGGAACTAGAACGTAAACAAGAGCTTAATAAGGTTCTTGCGGCTAATGCGGTAAGTGCGTCTATGTCTGGTATGACAGGTGAAGGTACTCCTGCAAGTATTGCTCTTGAAAGCGCAAAACAAATTGGCGCTAGTGAAGGTATGATTAATTTATCTGAAAAGCTTAAACGCGCTCAGTTACGCAGACAGGGTGCTAATGCTAGGAGTACTGCTAACATACAAGCAACTTCTACTTTATTATCTGGAGCCTCTAAGGTAGCTGGAGGATTGCAATAATGGCTAGACAACCTAGACAGCAACGTATTGGCTTTTACGGTAAGTTCCAACCTACTGGTGTAGATCAGTCTGGTGCGCGACGTATGCAAGCTCTAGCAGGATTAGCAGAGCAAGTAGGCGGTATGGCTGAACAGTTTGGTATTGCCAAGGCTGAAGAGTTAGCTCCTGAACAAGCATTACAGGCTGTTGAAGAGGCTCGTATAGTTGATGAAGAAGGTAAAGTATCTTACGGAGAGATAGAGGAGCGTCGAGGTTATGGCGCTGACGTTTACCAAAACACAGTAATTAATGCACAGCTTTCTCAGCGTAACACTGATTCAAAAGTACGTTTAATAGAGCTTGCAACAGAATTTGCAGATGATCCTGTTGGCTATGAAAATGCTTCTAAAGCATACTTTG